AGATGACTTGTGCAACGAACGCAACAAGCAAGCAACCACGGCCGCTCATGAGATCGAACGCCTCCGCGTTGAGCTGAAGGAAGCGAAGGCCCGAAACACCCTGTACCTTTCCCGACTCCAGGAGCATGAAGCCCGTGAACAATGACCGCTGCGAGTGCGAAATCTGCCGCCAGTACCGATCCCAAGACCGCATCATCAATGCCGTGGTCATCTGCATCGGTTTCGTCGCCGCCGCCATCATGGGTTACGTTGGCGTGATATGCTTCCGCGTATGGCAGTAATCACGACCTACGATCAATTCAAGGCCACCATCACCGAAGCCGTGGCCGCCGCTGGCGGCACGCGATCCGGCCTTGCCCGCGAGATGGAAGCCAACGGCATCCTGCGCGCCCATACCGTCCGATGCCTCCTCGGCACACCCGGCACGGTCATCGGGAAGCGCAAGCCCACCTTCGACTCCATCCTGAAGGTGGCGAACGCCGCCGGGTTTGACCTCGTGTTGCAAAACCGAAAGGCACGGTAAGATGCAGTCAGAAGGGGGCATTATGCCCGACGAAACGCCCGACCCCCGTAGGGGGAAGGGGGATACTCGTGACCTGGTTTCCCGGCGCGAGAAAACCCTGCACCTGTCATGCCTTGAGCGCGCCGTGTACGGCGGGTGGGACATTCCCGCCCCTGCCGCGCAGGCCGCTCCCGCGTTCCTCATGGATGTGATGAACGACCCCAACATGGACACCCGCACCCGCGTGCGCGCCGTGGAGGTCATGGCCGCCCTGTCGCGTGATCGGGTCGATGCCACCGTCCAACTGGACCGCATCTACCGCCTTGAGGACGGAACCGCCACCGAGCGCGTGGAGATCACCGCCGATATGCCGGACGGGGCGCTTGAGGCCGTGGCCCGCTCCATCGCCGGCGTGGCCCCGGCAGAACCTTCCAAGCCGTGCCAAAAGCCCAAGCGCAAGCCCTGACCGCGACCCAGGCCGTGGAGGCCGCACGGGAGAACCCGGCGGCCTTTATCGCATTGCTCATCGGCAAGCCCATCAGCGGACTGCAACGCGAACTGCTGATCCACGCCACCACCCACCACCGCTGGTACGGTGAACTACCAAGAGGTCACGGGAAAACGTCTAGTCTGACGTATTTGGCCGCGTGGTGGCTTGGCCGCCGCCCTGCTACCCGCTTCAAACTCATCGGGTCCAACGACGAGGCCGCCAGCGCCACGAGCCGCTTCCTGCGCGACATCATCCGCAGCCCCCTGTACCGGGCCGTGTTCCCCCACGTTGCCCTCAAGCCCGGTGAGGACACCGTGACGGCCTGGAGCGTGACCGCGCCCGGTCTGCCTGCCCGCCGCGACCCGTCCGTGCAAGCCTCCGGCATCTTCGGCCGCACGGGCGGCCGCGCTGACATCCTGTGGCCCGATGACATCTGCGACCTCCGCAACGCGGTACTGCAACCCGCACTCCGCGAACAGGTCAAGGAGGCGATGGCGAACATTTGGCTGCCGATGCTTGACCCGTCCGCCAAGCACCCGGCGCGCATTTGGCGCACGGCCACGCCCTTCCATACGGATGACATCACCGCCCAATGGCGGCGCGAGTGCGAGGAGAACGGCACGCTCCTGCGGAAGCCATGCCGGGGCTTGGAAAGCCCGTGGCCCGAAGTCTTTACGGCCGAACTGCTCAACCGCAATCGCCGCGAGATGGGGCCGATGGCCTACGCCCGCGCCTACGAGCTTGTGCCGCTGTCCTCTGACCTCCTCGTGTTCCGGCCCGAATGGGTGCGCTATCACGATGGCAACCACACGGGGTCGCGCACCATCGCCGCCATCGACTGGGGGTACGGCCGCAAGCGCCAGGAGCGCGACGATCCCGACTACTCCGTCTGCATCGTGGGCGAGGTGGACTACAACCGCAACCTGTACCTGACCGACATCCTGCGCGTGCGCGAGTCCTTCCCGGACTTCGCCCGCATGGCGAAGGAACTGGTGGAGCGCCGGGGCTGCCAACTGGTTCTCGCCGAGGCCAATGGGCCGCAAAAGGGCGTGTTCGACCAATTCCGCATGGGTTGCCGTCAACCCGTCATCCCCGTGGAACGCGGGGCGGACAAGCACCTCCGCGCCGCTGGGGCGCAGCCCTTCGTTGAGCAGGGCCGCCTTCACTTCCCCCAGGCTGCCAACGGCCAAGCCGCGCCCGACTTCCGCGTGGTGCTGGACGAGCTGCTGTCGTTCCCCGCCGGGTCGCACGATGACACCGTGGACGTTGTGGTGGACCTCTGCAACGCGGCCGCCAGCGGCACGGTGGTGAGCCAAGGCGGCGTGGTCACCGTCAACACCACGCCCACGCGGATGTTTGAATCGCGTGGTCCGAAGCGAAGGATGTTCGGGTGAGTCGTTAGACTGATGCGAATGGCCGACCCGCAGCACAGCAATCCTCTGATGCCGAACGCCGTTCCGGGCGCTGGCCTTCCGCCCGCACGACGGCCGCGCAAGCCCCTGCCCGCGCCCACGAGCCGCGGACCCACCGGGCCGCTTGCCCTGCCCGTGGAAGTGCAGCGGTCGTACTTCCGTACCGCGTCCCTGATGCTGCGAAACAGCAGCCTCGCGTACCGCCTGGATGTGAACTACCAGGCCATGATGCGGATGGACGCGGACATCGAAGGTGTCCTGCGCTCCCTCCTCGTCACCCTTGCTGGCCTTGAGTGGTCCGTGACGGCGGACGATGATGACAACCCTCGGACGCAGAAACTCGCGTCCCGCATTGCCGACATCATCAACGCCATCCCTCGGCGCAGCGACCTGTTCCGCGCCATGCACGAGGCCGTGTGGTACGGCGTGTCCGCGACCAACATCGTCTACGAGAAGGACGCGAAGCTCGGCGTGCGCGTGGCCGAATGGATTCCGTTCGCCGCTGACACCCTAGCATTCGACCAGCGCGGCAACGTGGCAATGCGCGTGGGTGCGGCGTACATCAATGAATCGTCGGTGACCGACCTTGGCTTTGACTCGCTCGTCCACCTGTTCGACGAGAACGAGCGACGCGCCATTGTCCTGCACCGCGTGTTCACGACCGCCCCAAATTTCATCGACCCGAACAGCGCCGACCAGGTCTACCGCGGCGTGGGCGCACGCGATGTGTGCTGGTACATTTGGCTGCTGAAGCAGGAGATCCTTCAGAACGCCGCTGCCTACGCGGAGCGGTACGCGCTCGGCATCCGGGTGGGCTACTACCCCGCTGGCAACGATGCGGCCAAGAGCGAGATGCTGACGGTTCTTCAGAACCTCGTCAACGACAATTCCGTGGTGCTGCCGCGTATCGGCCCGAACGAGTCGATGTACGACATCGACATCAAGGACGCGAACGCGGGCCGCGCTCAAATCTTCATGGAGATGGTCGATTGGTGCAGCAGCAAGCTCAAGGAGGCCATCCTGGGGCAGTCGCTCTCGAGCGAGGCGGGCAGCACGGGCCTCGGCTCCGGCGTTGCCGACCTTCACGCTGACACCCTGTCCCGCGTGATCCGCTACCACGCGGACGCGCTGGCGGAATCCATCACCACCGACCTGGTGCGCGTGGTCGCCAAGATGCTCGGCGCGTCCGATGACGAAGCCCGCGCCATCCGTTTCAACTTCGCCCCGGAGCGCCCGGACACCAAGGAGCGCCTGGAGGCCGTGGAGAAGTTCGTGGCCCTCGGCGGCCGCGTCAGCGAACGCGAGGTGCGCGACCTCCTCGGCCTTGCCGAACCGATGGACGGCGAACCCGTCCTCGGTGGCAAGTCGGCCGGCGGGGACAACCCCATTGCAGCCATGCTTGGCATGGGCAACGATGCCCCGGAGGGTGAGGAACCCGCCCCGCAGGCTCCCAAGGTCGTGGCCGTCCGCAAGCGCAAGCGCAAGGCATGAACCGCGCCGCGCTAGACAAGCACCTCCGCAGCGTCCTCAAGGAGGCGCAGCAGGCGTACCGCAAGGGCATCGCAGCCCAGGTACTGGGGGAAACGGGCGCGGAGCATTGGCAGACGTTCCACGAGGCAACGTCGGCCCTTCTGATGGCATCGTGGCTCTTTGGCGCACGGCAGGCCATCGACAAGGCCAAGATCCCGGACGAGGCCGTGGCGGGGATGCTCGAGGACAACA